GCTAATTTAAGAGAACAATTAAACGATTCTTTGATGTCTCATGTTCCAGAACCAGTAGTAGCATATATTGATGGATTGGAAGAAGAGAATATAGCATTAAAAGATAATGTAACTGCCTCTAATACATTGATTTTCACTCTCCAATCTCAGAACGATTTATTAAGTACATCACTAGCTCTTCAAACCACAAGAGCTGATTCACTCGCGGCCGTTGTAGCGGCTATTCCAGAACCACCAAAGAACCCAAATAAGATATTGGGTTTCATTCCTAAACCATCACGAACACAAACATTTATATTAGGAACAGTCGTTGGTGGTGTTGCTGTGTGGAAACTTATAGGATAATCTATGTCTACTGACTTAAAAGCAATTATTAAACGAGAGTATACTAAATGTGCTCTTGATTGTGAATACTTTTTAAGAAAATATGTCTATATTCAGGTTCCAAATAGGGGTAGACAACTCTTTGATTTACACCATTATCAGGCAGATACCTTAAAAAAGTTCCAAGACCACAGATATAACATTGTTTTGAAGGGACGCCAGATTGGTATTTCCACATTAATTGCTGGTTATGCTCTCTGGAGAATGTTATTTAAGAAAGATGAACAAATATTGGTCATTGCTATTAAACAGGAAGTCGCTAAAAACTTGGTAACCAAGGTAAAGTTCATGCACGACTTGTTACCAACTTGGTTAAAGGGTTCTTTAGTGGAAGATAATAAGTTAGCAATTCGTTTTGCTAATGGTTCTGCAATGAAGGCAACCGCTACAAGAGAGAGTGCTGGTCGTTCCGAAGCTCTTTCTCTTCTTATTCTTGATGAGGCGGCGTTCATTGATGGTGCAGATGAACTGTGGACCGCTGCACAAGCCACTCTATCTACCACAGGTGGTTCCGCCGTGTTGATTTCTACTCCTAATGGTATGGGTAATTTCTTTCATAAGGTATGGATTGACTCTGAGGCAGGTGAAAACGACTTCCAAAGAACCCTATTAGATTGGCAAGTTCACCCTGACCGCGACCAAGAATGGGCCGATGACCAGTTAAGACAGATGGGTGAGATGAGATTTGCTCAAGAGCACGGTGCCTCGTTCATCTTTTCGGGTAATACAGTCATATCACCAGAGATTATTGAGTTCTATAAACAGACTTATCAACAACCACCTATACAGAAACGTGGGTTTGATGACAATATATGGGTCTGGCAACAACCAGACTATAACAGATTTTATATTGTAGCAGCTGACGTTGCTCGTGGTGATGGTTCTGACTATTCCACCTTTCATGTTATTGATGTTGAGGCGTCAGAACAGGTCGCAGAATACAAAGGCAAAATAACTCCAAAAGATTTTGGTAACCTTTTGGTCGCTATTGCTACCGAATATAATGATGCAATCATTATTCCAGACAATGCAAACATTGGTTGGGCCGCTATACAACAGATTATTGACCGTGGGTATCAAAATCTCTTCTATATGAGTAATGATATGAAGTATGTAGACACCATGCATCAAGTTCATGGTCGTTATTACGCCGAAGAAAAGAAAATGGTCCCAGGCTTTACCATTTCACAACGAACACGACCTCTTTTAATCGCAAAATTGGAGTCTTATTTAAGAGAACAGTCAATTACCATACATTCTAGTAGATTATTGACCGAATTGGAAACATTTATCTGGAAAAATAGTAAGGCCGAAGCGTTAGATGGATACAATGATGACTTAACCCTCGCTCTTTCTATTGGTTTGTGGGTTAGAGACACCGCATTACGCTTACGACAAGAAGGAATTGAGTTAAACAAGCAAATGTTGGGTAGTATTTCTGGTCATCAAACAAAAGCAGTCTTTACTGCCAGGGACTACCAACCAGAAAATGAATGGAAAGTTAAAGTAGGCAATAATCAAGAAGAAGATTTACGTTGGTTACTCCGATAACTGAATACTTATATAAAACAACAGTTATTTCAACTTAATTTAATGGTAAGCAAAATGGACAGAAATACTTTAATCTCTATCATTCAAGAGGAAATTGAAGAGGTCATGAAAGAACGTGAGATGACTTCTGGAGAAGAATCTAAAAAGGAACGAATTGTAAAAGATTTAAAGAAGAAAGTTCCTTATCTTAAGAAGAAGTATGGTGACCGTTGGAAATCGGTCATGTACGCTATCGCTACAAAGACTGCAATGGGTGAAGCACTAGACCCAGTTGGTCAAGAAGATGATGACATTGATAATGACGGAGATACAGATAGTTCCGACAAGTATTTAAAGAATAGAAGACAAACTATTAATAAAGCTATAAAAGAGTCAGAAGAAATGACTGACAGAGAAGTTGACAATAGAGAAAAAATTGCCAACCGTTTAATGAAAAAGAAGGCAGATTTCAAAAAGCGTTATGGTGATGATTGGGAAAGTGTATTATATGCTACCGCCACCAAATTAGCAATGAGTGGTGATACTGGAGAAGAACAATGATTAAACTAAGTGACTTATTAAGTGAAGACCATAAGGAGATTCTTCACAAGGGAAAGTCAAAGTCAGGTCTAGATTGGGACGCCGATAAGAATAATCCCGAAGAAGACTTATCTAAGTTAGAAAATACACTTGAAACCGAAGATTTGGTTGAAATGTATGAGGGTGAGGGTATTGACGAACGGAAGCTAAAAGGGTATATTAAATCCATACACAGGATGGCAACCGAACTCTATAATGTTTTGGAAGACACCGATGACCCAGAAGAATGGGTAATGGAAAAAGCAAAACAATGTGATAGTATGCTTCATGCTATTCACGGCCACATTTCCTATGCTAAAGATAAGGATAGAGTTTCTGAATTAGATAGGGAAGTTAGTGGACAGGTAAGAGAAAGAGGCTGGTAACCACAAGGATTTGATACATGGCAGATACATCTGTATTTAAACGACTTCAACGCTTATTTTCTACGCAGGCTGTAATTAGAAATGTCGGTGGTAAAAAACTAAAAGTTTCCGATACTTCACAAATGCAGTCATATGGTAGTAGAAATCTTATTGACCGTTATCATAGAATTCATAACGCAGGTCAATATGGATATAGTGCTCAGAGCAATTACGATATGTATTCTAGCTTTCAACAGGCTAGATTACAACTATTTCGTGATTATGACTTGATGGATAATGACCCTATTATCTCATCAGTTCTAGATATATATGCCGACGAATCAACGGTTAAAAATCCATTTAATGAAGTCTTAACGATTAAATCCGATAATGACCAAATACATGAATTATTAACTAATTTATTTTATGATATATTGAATATTGAATTCAATCTCTGGCCTTGGACAAGAAATATGTGCAAGTATGGAGATTTTTATTTGTATCTAATGATACACCCAGAACATGGTATTATGAATGTTCTTCCCCTTTCTGTGTATGAGACTAACAGAATTGAGGGTGATTTAGAAACGGGTAACCCATTCTCAGTAACCTTTAAACTTGACGGTGAACATTCTATAGTTCACAAAAAAGAGTTTGAAAATTATGAAATTGCACACTTCCGTCTTCTTTCGGATTCAAATTTCCTACCATACGGAAAGTCCATGTTAGAAGGTGGGCGTAGAATTCACAAACAACTTAAGTTGATGGAAGATGCGATGCTTATTCATCGTGTTACACGCGCTCCCGATAAAAGAATATTCAAAGTAGATGTGGGTAATATTCCACCAGGCGAAATTGACACATTCATGGAAAGAATTATAAACAGTGTCAAGAGACAACCATTGGTTGACAACCAAACTGGTGAATATAACATGAAGTATAATATGCAAAACATATTAGAAGACTTTTATTTCCCAGTTCGTGGTAAAGATAGTGGAACAACAGTGGAAAATCTGAGCGGTCTTCAGTTTAATGCAATTGAAGATGTTGAATATCTACTACAAAAATTGATGGCCGCTTTCAAAGTTCCAAAGTCATTCATTGGATATGAAGAAGACACAAGTGGAAAAGCTACATTGGCCGCACAAGATGTTCGTTTCGCAAGAACAATTGAAAGAATCCAAAGAATCTTGGTCAGTGAACTTAACAAGATTGCTATTGTCCATCTTTACACACTTGGATATCGTGACGAAGAGTTAGTAAATTTCAGTCTTTCATTAACAAATCCATCAATGGTTTATGAGTTAGAAAAAATCAATTTATGGAAAGAGAAAGCCGCACTCGCTGACCAATTGGTTGGTGGAAGATTTGTTTCGCGTGAGTGGATTTATAAGAATGTTCTTGGTGTCACAGAAGAAGACATTATCATTGAACAAGCTAATATTATTGATGATGCTAAATTTGAAGGACAGGTTCAAAAGACAACACAAGATACAATTAATCCTCCACCTCCACCACAAGCTGTTCCTGAAGGCGGCACTCCTGTTGCAGAAAATGATGAATTGCCTGGTGATGATATTTATGATGCAGAAAAAAGTTTAGACGATATTGAACAGTTAACCACCAAAAAGATGGGTAGACCGCCTGAAGGTCATAAGTATGGAACCGACAAAGATAAGTTAGGTCGTGACCCACTTGGATATAAAGAAATATTAGCGGCTATGGATGTATTACCCAAAAATAGAGAAAGTGGTAAGTCATTTGTAGACCCAAGATTACGAGAAGCGTTAAAAGATTTAGATTTAAACCTAGATGTTAATGATACTGGTTTATTGAAAGATTAATGTTTTGGTAATGATAGACAATATTTAATATATAGACTTAGTGTAGGAAGACTATGAGTATAAAACACAGCAAATATAAGAATACAGGAATTCTTTTTGAATTATTGACCAGACAAATTGCCTCTGATATTTTAGCAGGCGTCAAAAACTCTAAAGCTATTCCTGTTGTAGAACGATATTTTAATAAAAACAGAGAATTAGGCAAAGAATTAATTCTTTATCGTTCGTTTTTTAATGGTAAAAAGTTATCCGAAACTAAGGCTTTAGATTATATTGCCGCATTAACAGAACAAAGAAAGAAATTAGATACAAGAAAGTTAAGAGAAGAAAAATATAATTTAGTAAAAGAAATCAAAGACAATTATGATTTAAATAAATTTTTGTCAAATCGTGTTCCATCTTATAAAATTTATGCATCTGTATATAAGATTTTTGAATGTTCTCAACAAGGATATACATATGAAAATGTTCAAGAACTAAGTGAGTCAAAATACACACTAGTTGAATATCTTTGTGGTGAAGTTGAAAATAAACAAATTGTGGTTGAGAGCGAGGTGGTCAATACTTTAAGAGAACAAGAAGAAGACCTAAGATTATTAACTTATAAAATCATTTTAGAAAAGTTCAATAAAAAGTATAAGAACTTAAATGACAACCAAACCAAATTATTAAGAGAATATTTAAATAATGCTTCTGACCTCAAGTATTTATTAAACTTGGTCAAAACAGAATCTATTATTTTATCAAAAGAGTTAAAGTCAAAAATTAAAAATGTCCACAGTGAAGTGGAACAAATTAAATTACAAGAAGTTGTAAAACAATTAGACGGCTTCCAGACTCTCAACCACATTAAAAATAACCATTTAACGGCTCTAATGATTGGTTATGAACTAAACAGTCAATTAGACAATTTTCAAAGTCATGACTGAGGAAGAATTTAGGAAATTAGTAAGAGAAATACTAGATGAAATTAGCACAACGGGTGGAATAGCTGGTTATTCCACTCCGTTTGCGTTCACAGGAAATAAGAAAAAGAATAAAGAAAGACAAAAAAAGACAGCAGAAAAAAGTGGATATAAGTTAATACAATCTGTAAATAAACTTGACGAGGCCGTTTCTAGATATAATACATTTAAAAATGACCAAGAAAAAACATCTCGTCAAAAAATCGGACTGTCAGTCAGAGAAGCTAAAAAAGCTATTCGTGAAATAGACAGACAATTAAAAATATTAACAAGATATAAAAATGAGTTCCGATATAGTACAGACCATTATTGGAAACGTACTTTAAAGGATATTTATACTATTGAGAGAAAAATATTAAAAATTTCTCAACGCCTCAGGGAGCTAAAATCATGAGCCAACTTTTAGTAGAAAGAAATTTTATTCATTATGACAGTGGTGTCATTAAAGAGGCCCATGATGTATCAAAGCCTCTTGTTTTGCGTAATGTGGTTTTACAAAGGGCCAATGCTAAAAACCAAAATGGCCGCGTTTATCCAAGAGAAATTTTAATGAAAGAAGTTGCTCGTTATAGACAAGAATTTGTTGAACAAAACAGAGCACTTGGCGAACTAGACCACCCTGAGAGCCCGGTAGTAAACTTAAGAAATGTTTGTGCTAATATTACCCGTATTGACACCAGAGGTGATGATGTGGTTGGTGATATGCAGATTCTCTCAACACCGGCAGGAAACATTGTTCGTGAGTTGGTAAAGAACAATATCCGTCTTGGTGTTAGTAGTCGTGGTGTTGGTTCGGTCAAGAATATGGACGAGAACACATTAGAAGTTCAAGATGATTTTAACCTTATTTGTTTTGATGTTGTTTCCAATCCATCTACACATGGGGCGTTCATTAACGAGTCAGTAACCCCCGGCCAAGTTCAAGTTCTTATGAATATTGATTCCCTTATTCACGATTTCTTATCAGAAGTAAGATGACCAAAAAAGAAGTCCTCTCTCGCCTAGGAACCTTAAATGAAGGTTCATACACACGACAAGTTTTAGATAAACTTGGTGATAGGGTAATGGATGCCTTAGCAGAATACATTGCTAGTAATCCTGACTTCAATGTTAAGACTTTTTTTGATACCCACAAACAACTTCAAGAATTCGAAGTATTAGAACAACAACTATACCAAATGGCCGAAACCAGAACATCTGGCGAAATCAATGGTCAACAAATTGATGGGTTCTCTGCTTATATGGTATCAAAAGTATTAGAAAAGTTAGATTATAACCAAAAGAAATCTCTTTTGTCTAGACCCACTAACGAAATTGTAGCAATCGCTTACAAATTAGCATCTCGTTCGGAGTTTTAAGTTGGACGCCGGACAGGTCATCAAGTCTTTTAAACCACAAAAGACACTTGAACCCAAGATATGGAAAAACGATAAGTTAGACCCAAAGATTAGAAAGGTGTTAATGCAGGTTGCAGACAATTTCATAAAGGGTTGGAAACTTAAAAATACGCCAAAAATCAAAGACATAAGATTTACAGGAAGTCTTGCTAACTATAACTGGTCAAAATTCTCAGATGTTGACCTTCATGTTATTGTAGATTTTGGTGAAGTGAATAAAGATACAAATTTAGTAGATAGGTTTTTTTCGTTTGCCAAATATAATTGGAACAAACAACACGATATTAAAATTGGTCCATACGAAATAGAAGTATATGTAGAAGACGAAAAGGAAGACCACACAACAACTGGTCTTTATTCCGTGAAGGACAACAAGTGGTTAAAAGAACCACAACCAACTGATGCCGACTATGACGAAAAAGATATTATGGTCAAGGCTAAATACTTTTTTGATTTATATAATATCTTACAAGATAAATTTAATAAGGGTGAGTATAGTGAGGTCATCCAAGGTATAGAAAAAACAAAAGAAAAAATACAAAAGATGAGAACCAGTGGATTGCAAAAAGATGGTGAATTCTCAACAGAAAATTTAGCATTCAAAGTTCTACGTAGAACGGAGTTATTAGACAAAATGAATGACTTACTTATAAAATCAACAGACAAACAACTCGGTGAAGCCAAAAAGAAACAAGGCGGCTGAGGGGATAAGTAGTGATTAGTTAATCACAAGGAAAAATTATGTCAATTACATATACTTGGACGTTTAGTCCACTAGAGGTGACCTATGAATCGGCAAGTTTACAAAATGTCGTACACAATGTTCACTGGCAAGTAAGTGCTATAACAGAAGCTACATCAAGTCTTGGTGATGGTGGTTCTTGGAGTGCAAGAAACATTGGAACACAAAGATTGGGACCAGCGGATTCTGCTTCCTTTACAGAATATGACAGTCTAACACACGACCAAGTATTTGGTTGGGTAACCGAATCTATGGGTCAGGAACAATATGATAGTATTATTACAAATTTGAGTAGTTCATTATACAATCAATTAAAACCCACAACTGGAAAAATGAATCCACCTTGGTAAAGGAATAAGTTATGTACGTAAAAGTTACAGGAAACACAGAGGCCGATCTTCAGAGAGCACTCCGCATTTTTAACAAAAAAGTAAAAGAGGCGGGAATCATTCAAGAAATCTATGACCGCCGCGAATATGTGAAACCTTCGGTCAAAAAGAAGTTAAAGAAGGAAGAGGCAATCCGCCGTCGTATTCGTGATGATAGGAAAGAACAAAACCGAAAAAAATACAATAATAATTAAGTTTTTCACAAATTGAATACTACTTATTATAAGATTACACCTTTTTTAAGGTGATATTTTTGCATTTATATACCCCATTAAAGATTCAGAATAATCTTTAAAGTAACGAGAGGTCGATATGGCTAGAATTACTAATGATCTTCTTAAGGAAGCTATTGCTGATGCAGAGCGTGTTCGTGAAACCGCTATCGCAAATGCAAAGCTACAACTTGAGGAGTCAATCGCACCCGCTATCAAGAAAGAGTTGACAAGAGCTCTTATGGAAGTGGATGAGGTTGAAGAAGCTGCAAACCCACATCGTGGTGCACAAGCTAATGGTTTTGGTGAAGTCGGAGAGTCAGTCGAGGCCGATGGTGAGCCTGTAGACGAGATGGCCAATGACGCTACATCTGGAATCGGTGGCAGTGACAACAAGACACCATCTCCAGCATCCAGTAAGTCTTCTGGTGTTGGTTCTGGTGGTGAGTCTGGCAATGGTGAAGGTGAAACACCACAACTAATGCCAGAAGAAGAACAAGTTGACGAGGACGCAGAAGAAGTCAACGAAGGTATCCTTGATCTAGAAGCTATCATCCGCGAACTACAAGCCGAAGTTGAAGAACTTGCCGGTGGCGCTCTTTCCGAAGAGGAAGAAGAGGATGAACTAGATATGGATATGGGTGGTGAAGGTGAAGAAGACCTAGATCTAGGCGACGAATCAGAAGATGAAGAAGAGTCAGAGATGGGTGATGAAGAGGACGAAGAAGATGACCTTGATATTGAGGAAATTCTTCGCGAGATCGAAGCCGAATTGTCCGATGAAGAAGAGGATAATGATGAAATGGCTGAGGAAAATGCAAGACTACAATCTGAGCTAGCCGAATATCGTAAGGCTGTAGAAATACTTCGTGGCAAGCTCAATGAAGTCAATCTTCTTAATGCTAAGTTGCTCTTTACAAACAAGTTGTTCAAGAACAGAGAACTCACAAAAGAACAGAAGATTCATGTCGTTGAGACATTTGATCTTGCTACCACTCTTCGTGAGGTCAAGTTGCTTTATGCTACACTAAGTGAAGCAACAATTCCTGGCAAGACAACTAGGAAGCAAGTTTCAACACAACAGGTCGTTACTGAAAGTATCGCATCTGGCGTAGTTGGTTCTACTGCTCCAACAAAAGAAGTTATCACAGAAGACACCAATGCTGGATTCCGTAAGAGAATGCAACAGCTTGCTGGTGTCAAAGTACTTTAATTTAACATTTTATTTCGGAGATTGAAACATGAGTGATGTAACAAGTTTTCTAAACGAAGCTGCTACTGCTCACCAACAGCTAACTTCACAAGCTCGTAAGTTGGCCGATAAGTGGGAAAAGAGTGGTCTTCTAGAGGGTCTTTCTGGTCATGAGAGAAACGGTATGGCCGTTCTTCTTGAGAATCAGGCAGGACAACTTCTTAACGAAGTTTCCGCAACACAAACAACCGCTGGTCTTGAAAGCTGGGCTGGCGTTGCTCTTCCATTAGTAAGAAAGGTTCTTGGTCAAATTGCTTCCAAGAACTTCGTTTCAGTTCAACCAATGAATCTTCCAGCTGGTCTAGTCTTCTTCATGGACTTCCAGTACGGAACAGCACAAGCTGGTCGTTCCGCAGGAGATTCCATCTATGGTGACACCACAAGTAGTTCTGCTCCAGCTGGTGGTTTCTACGGCGCTGGTCGTTTCGCATATTCTTCAAACCCAAGTACTGGTAATGCAGCTGCTATTAGTACTGTTACTGCAGGAACCGCTTCTGCTACCGACTTGGATTTCGAAGTAACTGCTTCTGGAACAACATTTGGAACATTTACATTCGCACACGCCGGTCTAACAAGACCAGATTTGAGTGCTGTTCGTTCATGGGTTCCATCTGGTTCAGGAATGACTAGTTACCTACCACAATTCACAAAGTTAGATGGTGCTAATGTTACATTCGTCGCACCACTTGGTTCTACCTTAGCTGGTGTAGAGTACACAACACAACCAGTTCAAGAAAACCGTGGTGATTTCGAGGATCAAGATGGTTCAACAAACCTCAACATCCCAGAGATCAACATCCAACTACGTAGTGAGACAATTGCAGCCAAGACTCGTAAGTTGAAGGCTGTTTGGTCACCAGAACTTGCTCAGGATCTTAATGCTTATCACAGTATTGATGCTGAGGCTGAATTGACCGCAATGTTAAGTGATCACATTTCTCTTGAAATTGACCTTGAGATCCTTGATATGTTAATTGTCAACGCAACAACAACTGACTACTGGTCAGCTGAAATTGGTAAGGTCTGGAACGGATCTTCCTTCTCAGCACAACAGACCGGAACAGCTTGGACCAACATGACATGGTTCCAAACTCTTGGTCAGAAGATGCAAAGAGTTTCAAACAAGATTCATCAGTTAACTCTTCGTGGTGGTGCTAACTTCGCAGTTGTTTCCCCAACAGTTGCTACAATTCTTGAAACCATCCCAGGCTTCATGGCCGGAACAAACGGTGACAAGATGGAGTTCGCCGCTGGTGTTACACAAGTTGGTTCCTTCCAGAACCGCTTCCAGATCTACAAGAACCCATATATGACAGAGAACGTTGTCCTTATGGGATTCCGTGGTTCTAACTTCCTAGAGACAGGTGCTGTGTATGCTCCATACATTCCGCTCCTAATGACACCTCTAGTGTATGACCCAGATAACTTCACACCAAGAAGAGGCGTGATGACCAGATATGCTAAGAAGGTTGTCCGTCCAGAGTTCTTCGGTAAGATCGTTATTGACGGACTAGAATTAATCTAATCTCAATAACATCTGAAGTTGATGGATAAAAAGAGGGGTGGGTCTTCGGACCCACCCCGATTTTTTTAACTACTATATAACCTATTTATAAAAACACATTAACGGAGAATAGTTATGCCAAATGTTGCAGAACAGTTTGCAGGACTTCCTATTGAAGATTTGATTGTACAACCATTGGTCGGTATGGCTAAAGGTCAAGCACAATTAAATGATATTACTTGGAAGTACATTCAAGAGGTTGCTTTTGAACCAAAAGAAGGTGATAAGAGTTCGGCTAGAAAAATTGACGTTCAATTAAACAGATACGTTCAAAATCCCGAAACACAAGAACTTGAATTACAACAAATCAATTCTATGGTTCCGCTTTTACCACTGGTTCCAATTCCGGCTCTATCCATTACATCAGCTGATATTCAGTTTACTATGGAAGTTAAGAGTTCTGAAATGTCTAAGAGTTCGGTTGATACCGCCACGCAAGTAGACGCTTCAGTTTCGGGTGGATTCTGGGGAGCTAAGTATTCGGTTAAGATGTCTGGTAAAGTTTCTACACACAAAGAAAACACCCGTAGCACAGACAACTCTGCTAAATACGATGTCAAGGTTCATGCAGAACAACTACCACCAACAGAAGGGATGTTGAAATTGTGTGATATGATGCAAATGATGATGGAACCGGCAATAGTTCCAACACCAGTTAGTTGACATAATTTAACAAAGGGGTTACATTAATATGGCAATGCCTTGTTTATCATGTGGTACAGATATTGGATTGGATTTAGAATTTATTGTAAAAAATCCAACATCACAATGTCCACATTGTAAAGTTATTATGAGCTTTAATGTAAATCCTGAATTGAAAAAAGAATACATAAAAGTTTCTAATCAGATAGACAACATTAAGAAAAAATATGGGTTACGATAATGGCAAAATTTAATTTAGAAGAATTACTTGGCGGTATTCAAGAAGCGGCGTTGATTGCAAAAGGAATATCAGAAAGACAACACATTAATAACTTATCTAGTTATTTTGATAATAATGGGACGCCATTCACTACCACATTTAATATTAATGGTAATGAAATGGTCGTCCCATTATTTGTTCTAGCAGACCATTCATCAATCGGTCTATCAGAATTGGAGATGGAATTTAAAACCAAACTAGCAATCGGTGACAATGAACCGTCTAAATTAAAACGGGGTTTACTAGCTCTTTTCAGAAAAAAAGAAGCAAAAGGTGAAGAAATAAAAGAACATACTATCAAAAATTTACAAATTGATTCAGGCACCGTTAGTAAAGATTCCAATGGAATGGCTAAAATACGTGTTGTATTTAAGGCTGACGAAAAACCAGAAGCCGTTTCCAGATTAATTGATAGATTAATTCAAACTATTGATGACCACACACACGTTGTTAAAGAATAATTCCTTCTTGTAATAAAATTTGACGATTCTTAAGATGTTCTTCTTGGATATCATCTTTACTTTGTCCAAAATAACGAACGGCTAGGTGTTTATGAATCATCATTTCGTTAAGATTTAATTCACCGTTAGCAACTATTAATTCACCAAGAATACGACCAAATTTGCCACGGTCATCATCTTTGTGAGTTTTTAATATAATTTTTTCTCCTACTGGACAATGTTCTTCTACAAAATGTTTTGCTAATAAACCAAACTTTTTTTCTTCTTCGTCTCTGGTTCTACTTTCTGGTGTGTCTATTCCATATAATCTAATGCGTTGATTTCTTAACCAAACGTCAAAACCTAAATCTAGGTCAACATCAACAGTATCTCCATCAATAACCTTTATGATTGTTGCACGATACTGATACATTATATATTCTCCGGTTGAAATTATACTAATAAATAGGTGGTCTACTATTTATCTTTACTATTTATATTCAGGATAAACTCTACTGAGAATATTAATGGCAACAACACCCGAATATTTTTCCTACGATGGTAACCCCTCAAATCCAAATGGACTCACTCCGTTCGGTATTTTTGACTTGGAATCAACCTTTCAGACCGATGGACCAAAAGTAGCTAACTTTGTTGCTACCAGATTGGGGTATCCAATTCTTGATGTAGAACTTCAAGACCTACAAATCTATGCTTGTTTTGAAGAAGCTACAATTGAATATGGAAAACAGGTAAATCAATTTAGAGCTAGAGATTATATGTATAATATTCTTGGAAGTTCTACATCTACTGATATTACACAAAAGAATATAATTGGCGCTCCACTAACACAAATCGTAAAATTAGCAAAAGACTACGGAACTGAAGCTCTTGCCGGTGGTGATGTTGAATTAAAAAGAGGATACATCACAACTACTGGTAATGTTGCAACCTATGACCTTAAATCATTATGGGGTGATGTTAGTGAAAGTGGAGAAAGTTTAGAAATTAGAAAAATTTACCACGAAGGAACACCTGCTCTTGCTAGATATTACGACCCATTTGCCGCTACTGGACTTGGTATTACCAATCTATTTGCAGAGTTTGGGTTTGACGGATACTCACCGGCCATCACATTTGTTATGATGCCTGCTTATGAGGATATGTTGAGAGTTCAAGCCATTGAAATTAACGACCAAATTAGAAAGAGTATTCACACATTTACTATCTCTAATAATATTTTAAGATTATCGCCCGTTCCACAAACATCATTTAACTTATACTTTGATTATTATGTTACTAGTGAGAAATCGGCAACATTAATCCAATCAGGCAGTCGTAATCAATTTGTGAGTGACTTGTCAAATGTTCCATTAGAACATCTACCATACAATAATATTAACTCAATTGGTAAGGTCTGGATTTATAAATATACATTAGCACTTGCCAAAGAGTTATTAGGAACCATTCGTTCCAAGTATGAGAGAGTGCCAATCCCAAATAGTGATATTAAGATGGATGGTGAGGTCTTAAGACGAGAAGCACAACAAGAAAAAGAAATGTTGGTCAAAGAATTACAAGAAACATTGACCAAAGCCGGTTATCACGAACAAATGAAACTGCAAGCAGAGTCAGTAGAACACCAAGTAACAATAATGAATAAGGTTCCCCTTCCAATATATGTAAAGTAATATGGCAAAGTTCGTAGGAAACCGTGATTTTGAATTTTTTCAACACGTAAATCGTGAATTAAGTGCGGAAATCGTAGATACGCCCGTAATTTTGTATAAACTTAATTTAAATTATGTGAATACAAACATTTATGGTGAATCTGTAGAGAAAATCGCATATGATGGAGTAGAATTGCCCGCCTTTGTGGATTATAAAGGAAATGATGTCATCACTGATAGTGGATTTGGTATTGATTCCACACAAGAAGTTGAATTCAGATTTGTTCGTAGAATACTACAAGAACGTCATGTATATCCAGAAATTGGTGATGTCATAGGATACGACAATGCGTTCTTTGAAATTGATAATACCCAAGAAGTTCAACTTATAGCAGGAAGAGTGGGTTACAATCAATCAATCATATGTTCTACACACCTAACAAGACGTAGTAATATTCAAATTGAGTCTAGACAAGTATGAGTAAGGTAACCGATTTAATTAAAAATTCACAAAACGACGGTGAATATCAAAATCGTGGTTTTGATACTAAAACCGAAGAGACAAATGAAATCTCAGTCGGTCTTATTGATATTGATACTACCATTATTCAGTATATGCAACAGATAATAAAACCCTATGTTGTTCAAGATGGTGATAGAATAGAAGTCCCTATTATGTACGGCAATCCAGAACGATGGAAAAATATAAGACAAGACGGCGTTTTAAGGGATGTTCGTGGAAAATTACAAATTCCATTATTAGTTGTTACCAGAACTGGATTAATTAAAAATACAATGAATAGTCCGGTTAATAAATTCCACGAAATGGATTTTTATTCCACTCAATGGAATCCAAGAAACAAATATGATAGATTCGCTCTATTAAATGGTATTCAAGAAAGTAAAAAATATGTCTCGGTAATGTATCCAGACTATTATGATTTAACATATAATTGTGTAGTTTGGACCGAATATATGGCACAAATGAATCATTTGATTGAACAAATTTCATTTGAAGCTGAAAATTATTGGGGTGAACGAGACAAGTATAAGTTTAAGACATCAATAAAAGAATATAAAAATACAGTAGAATTGCCAGAAAGAAAAGACAGATTGGTCAGGTCAGAATTTACAATGACCGTGAAGGCTTATCTATTGCCAGAAAATACAGTAGATAAACACGGAAGACCAATGAATATGAATCAAACTAGATTTACAAATAGAAAGTTGGTTATCCAAGAAAAATTCATTGAATAGAAATCATTTTGAGAAATTTATCATATATTTATAATACAAAGGACTTTAGTATATAGGTTAGGTTATGACAAAAATTAGTGACGAAGAATTACAAAAAGTAAAACAAAATCGTGAACAAGTCATCATAAATTCACAACAATTAAGTGATTTGGTTTTACAACAAACTATTTTAGAAAATTTGGTTGGTGACGCTAAAAAAATATTTTTAGAGTCGGTAAATAATGAATCAAACTACTTACAAAGTTTGAACGCAAAATATGGCGAAGGGTTACTTGACATTGAAACAGGTGAAATAAAAACTACCTAATGGAGAATAGAGTATGGCAGAGCGCGTAGTTAGCCCAGGCGTATTTACCCGCGAGAGAGATCAATCTTTCTTAGCTCAGGGTGTGGCTGACATTGGTGGTGCGTTTGTTGGTGTATCCCAAAAGGGACCAGCATTCGTTCCAGTGGTGGTTAACAGTCAACAAGAGTTTGAGAATAGATTTGGAACCGCGGACGAATATAGCTATTTAGGATATACAGTCCAGAATTACTTACAAGAAGCTGGTTCAGCAACAGTTGTTCGTGTTCTTGGTTTAGATGGATATAGTGGTGGGACCTTCACCTCTGCTAGATTAATTGCTAGTGGTTCTGGTGGTGAAAAAGTTCTTGCTATTTTCCACCCAACTATCGCAGGTGTTAAATTAACTGGTGCCAATGCTAGTGGAACAAATTCATTAACAATTGGATTGACAGGATCTAATGGTTCAATTGAATATTCAGCTGTTTCACCAAGTGGATCTAGTAGTGATAATATTATTAATAGTATCGGAGTTTCACCATTGACAAGTGGGTCTGCTCCGGCATATACCTACGCCTATTTCCCATCAGCTATTGACCCAGACAAGGGTGGTGTGAGCTTAACTGAAGTTTCATTAGTAACTTCCTCTGGATTCTTAGATTTTAGTACTTCTGCCACTAAAGAATATTCAAATGCGTCAACTCCTTGGATTCGTTCACAAACAATCGGTGGTTCAAAATATGACCTATTTAAAGTCCATACTCTCGCTGATGGGTCAAATAGTAACCGTGATATCAAGATTTCAATTCAAGGTATTAAGTATAGAACAGTCGAAGGTCAATTTGGAACATTCTCATTGTTGGTGAGAAAGGCAACCGATACAGATACAAAATCGGAAATTCTTGAACAATGGGATAACCTAACATTAGACCCAAATAGTTCTGACTATATCGGTAGAAGAATTGGTAACAGTGTTTCAACATATGATTCTGTTTCTGAAGAATACCTATATGTCGGTGATTTCCCAAACAAGAGCCAATTCATCAGAGTTGAACTAAGTGATGACCTTGTTGCCGGAACTGTTCCAGAAACAACATTACCATATGGATTCGCCGCTCTATACGCACCATTCAAGATTGAAGGGGATGAAACATCCGTCAGAGCACAAGTTGTAACCACAGCTTGGACATCTGGTTCAGTTATCAGTGGATACAAGACGGGAGCTGTCAGAGATTCTAAGAAGTTCTACGGATTTGATTATACCGAAACAAATCATACAAACTGGAGTTTCTTAAACCCACTACCAGATGGAGCGGCCACAGTGGGATATGTCGCAACCAGTGGTTCAAATACAAATTCAACAGAATTCTCATTAGAGGATGTTGCCAGTGGAGAAGTTTCGAGTGCTAACTTGAGTATCAGTTCCTCTGCACACATCACATATCGTAAATTTACAGTCCCAATGCAAGGTGGATTCGATGGATTCGAACCAAACCGACTAAGAGCAATGGGTGCTGACATTGTTTCAACAAACACCCAAGGATTTGACATTAGTACTTCTGCCGCAGAAGGTGCAAGAGCGTTCAAGAAAGCTCTTGACTCACTCAAGAATCCAGAAGCCTATGATATGAACCTACTGGTCATCCCCGGTGTTAACCACGAACAACATCCATACATTACCCAATACGCAATTGACATCTGTGAAGACAGACAAGATTGTTTCTACATCATGGACTTAGCAAGTTACGGTGCTAGTATCGCAACTGCTACATCAACTGCCGCACTACTTGATACAAGTTATGCAGCCGGTTGGTTCCCTTGGGTAAGAGTTCTAAATACCAATACAAACAAGTTTATCTGGGCACCACCCTCTGTCGTTCTACCAGAGACATTCGCTTACAGTGATAGTGTGTCTGCTGAGTGGTTCGCTCCCGCTGGTCTAAACAGAGGTGGTATTGCAGGAGCCAGTGGTGTTAAGACAAGACTTAATAGAACAAACCGTGACGAACTATACGAGAACAAAGTTAACCCAATCGCACAGTTCCCCGGTCAAGGTATCGTTGCCTTCGGACAGAAGACTCTACAGACAAGACCAAGTGCTCTTGACAGAATCAATGTTCGTCGTCTCTTAATCGCACTTAAGAAGTATATCGCATCAAGTTCAAGATACCTACTGTTTGAACAAAACACAGAAGCAACTCGTAACAGATTCCTAAACTTGGTCAATCCTTACCTTTCAAGTGTGCAGGAAAGACAAGGGCTATACGCCTTCCGTGTGGTCATGGACGAAAGTAACAATACACCAGATGTCATTGATAGAAACCAGTTGGTCGGACAGATTTATCTACAACCAACCAGAACTGCTGAGTTCATTATCCTTGACTTCAACATCTTACCAACAGGCGCAACATTCCCTGAATAAGATAAATTAAAAGGTTATGTAAATTGGTGGTAAGTGATATTTATATAAAAGTATAATTTTTGGAGACAAAATATGGCAAACTTGGTTCAGGAACAGGAACTATTCTTTAAGGCGTTTGAGCCTAAGATGCAAAATAGATTCATCATGTATATGGATGGACTACCAGCTTATGTTATTAAGGGGATGCAAAGACCAAGATTAACACAAGAGGCAAGAGCTTTAAATCATATCAATGTTCAAAGATATGTAAAGGGTCGTACTGTATGGGGAGCCGTCCAGATGACATTGCATGACCCAATCGTTCCATCTGCCGCACAATCTGTTATGGAGTGGGTCCGTCTCCACCACGAATCTGTAACTGGTCGTGATGGATATGCAGATTTCTATAAGAAAGATTTGACATTCAATGTTCTTGGACCAGTTGGAGATAAAGTTGAAGAATGGATTCTTAAGGGTTGTCAGATTACCGAAGCCAATTTTGGTGATATGAATTGGGACGAAGACCAACCAATGAATATTACACTAACAATCCAACCAGATTATTGTATCTTAAACTACTAATACAAACAAAATATAAAATGCTCTATTTGAGCAACCTCCCCGGACTAATTCGGGGAGGTTTTTTGTTATATTCAAAAATACTTATAGTAAGACATTTAATCAGAGTATCATTATGGCACAAAGCACAAATCTAACCGTAGGACAAGGTGAAACTTTTAAGATTCTCGTATCAGTATCAGACCAGACAGGTGCCTCAATAGACATCACAGACCAAAACTTTAGTGGGTCGGTCAGAGAAACATATAGTTCAGAAAATGTTTCCGCTAATTTTTCATTTGAAAAGATAAGTCCAAATAGTTCTGGTTCTCTTTATATCAGTATGGCGCCCGTAACAACGGCGACATTAACTGCACAAGATTATGTGTATGACATTCTAATGACTAGTGAATCGGTTACTCGTAGAATTATAGAAGGAAAATTTATTGTCCGTCCGTCTGTTACGAGGTAAAATAAATGGCGTCATTACCCGATGGTATCACCTTAGATATACCTGACCTACGAGTAACCATAACACCAAGGTCAGATTATGTAGTAAAAATACAACCTGTTGATGAATATCACGTTGTAACGTTTGATACCCCCACAATAACCAGAGCAACCAGTGTATTTGTAGATTACGCACAGTCTGCTAGTTATGCTAATAGTGCTGGTAGTGCAGTTAGTTCTTCATACGCTACTACAGCGTCTTATGTATCTGGTGCCGCGTCAACTTGGGATGACATATCTGGAAAACCGGACGGGTTGGTATCCAGTTCTACTCAAATAACAATTACCGAAAGTCAAATCAGTGATTTAACTCCTCATTATACGGATTCCGATACTCTAGATTATATCAATACAGTAGGTGTCTTTAGTTCAAGTGCACAGGTTGACTACGACTCAATACAAAATGTTCCATCTGGATTGGTGTCCAGTTCGTCGCAAATAAATACAGGTTCTTTTAGTGGGTTATTTGACGGGACATTTGTTGGTGACGGTTCTGGTCTAACAGGCGTAACTGCAATTGGTACTGGTGTTGATATTAGAGATGATGGAAGTATTCTTGGTGCTGTACAAATTATAGATTTTGTAGACGGCATAGACGCGACTGTAACCGATTCCACCGCATCAATATCACTGAACAGAACAGGTTCATTTAGTGGTTCATTCACTGGTGATGGTAGTGGTTTAACTGATGTGGTCAGTTCCGAAACCGCTTCATATGTAAACCCGCTCAACCAATATATGATTATATCGGGAGCGTTACTGGTTTCCAGTTCTGACGGCGGCCCGACAGGAGACGGAATCTTAGAACTTTATGGTGGATATAGTCAGCTTAAAATTTGGGACGATGAACCATTTTTAACGAGGTTAGGGACGGCATTTAATAGTCAATTTGTAATACACGCTGATGCCAATTCACAAATAACTAATCCGGTGTTGAGGATGGGGGTTCAAGATAAAAGTTATACATTAGTTTTAAATAACGCAGGACAAATTGTTGTTGGCCATACCACTCCCTCTGGTTCGGCGTTACCAAGTATAGCGCATTGGAATGACACTGATACCGGAATTTGGTTTCCTTCTAATGATACAGTAGAGTTTGTAACCAATGCAACAAAAAAACTAACAATTGATTCGGTCGGTGATGTGTTCATACACAGTGGTTCTTTAACCACAGTTGGTGACATTACTGCAAGTGCCTTTATTGGTGACGGTTCTCAAGTAACAGGTGTGGTCAGTTCTTCTTACGCCGTTACCGCCTCCTATGTATCTGGTGCCGCAGCCACTTGGGATGATATATCTGGAAAACCATCTGGATTGGTGTCAAGTTCCGTTCAAATTAATACGGGGTCTTTTACTGGGTCATTTAATGGAAGTTTTTCCAATATAATATCTAGTGGTTCGTCTCCAACGCCGTCTGAAAATTATCTATGGTATGATGATACCACAGGAAAAACATACATTTATTATGTTAGTGCTAGTGTTGGTCAATGGGTTCTACAGAGTGACCCAACATATGAACCGGCACCAACATTACAAGATTTACAAGACATAACTGATTTAGGTAATACTACTACTAATAAAATAATCATAACCAATACAACTAGTGCAACTTCAATATCAACTGGCGCGTTAATAGTTAGCGGAGGTTTGGGAATTAGTGGTTCTGTTCACGCTATATCATTTGTTGGTGACGGTTCTCAAATACAAAATGTAACCGCAACAGGAGTTACGGCGAATTCTGTTACATTGGCAACCGATACTACGGGTGATTTTGTTAATAGTATTACTGCCGGAACGGGTATAAGTTCTACTGGAGCAACTTCTGGTGAAAATATATCACACACATTATCTATTGATTTAACAGAAATTACAGTCGGTTCTGGTCTTACTGTAGCCGATGCAACTACATTAAACCTTGACATTTCAGAAGTTATTGCTACCGATGGTGTTAATAGAATTTTAACTTCTGATGCAGATGGTACTTTAACGGCAGAACCAAACTTTATATTTGATGGTTCCGAATTGGGCATATCAGGAAATATTGATGCCTCTGGAAATATAACCGCTAGTGCTTTTAATGGAGACGGAACACAAATAACAGGCATAGTAAGTTCCTCATATGCTGTTACCGCCTCATATGCAGAAAACGCAGGGTCAAATGATTGGAATGATATTACAAATATACCATCTGGACTAGTATCTAGTTCGGTTCAAATAAATACAGGGTCATTCAGTGGGTCATTCAGTGGCGACGGTAGTGGATTGACGGGTGTTACTGGTGTGGGTAGTGGTGTTGAGATAAGAGATGACGGCGCTATACAAGGTACTGCACAAATACTAGACTTTGTTGATGGAATAGATGCTACTTTTGCATCATCAACCGCATCCATATCATTAAATAGAACAGGTTCATTCACAGGTTCATTCAGTGGTGATGGTAGTGGTTTAACAGGTGTGGTCAGTTCCTCATATGCTGTAACTGCATCCTATGTAGATGGCGCTTCTATCACAGGTGTGGTCAGTTCTGAAACTGCCTCATATGTCAATCCATTAGTCCAAGATGTAAAAATTACTGGCTCAATATATCTAACTGGTTCCGATGGTATATACGTTGGTCCTTTGACAAATATTAAAGAAAGTGCCGGTGGAGTATCATTTGGTACAAGCAATCTAAACGCTAATACAACGGGATATGGAAACATTGCTATTGGTCGTTACGCATTACAAAATAATACAACCGGATTTTATAATACAGCACTTGGCCTCAACGCGTTACGATATAATACAACCGGAGGTTTTAATGTTGCGATTGGTATAAATGCACTTTATGATAATACAAAAGGCAATAATAATATTGCTATTGGTAGAGATGCAAATTATAATAGCACAATTGGTAATGATAATACCGTGGTGGGACATCAAGCCTTATTAAATAATGTTTCTGGTAGTAATAACACCGCTATAGGTAGTCAAACGTTAACAAATCTAGCAAATATAAATACCGTTTCCGCTAATACAGTGGTTGGTTGGAATTCCGGTGGTGGTATCGTAACAGGAAGTTATAATACAATCTTAGGTGCTAACGTAACTGGTCTTCCAACTGAATTGAGTAATACAATCATTATTTCTGATGGTGATGGAAACTATGGACTATACATTAGCTCTAGCAGAAATGCACAATTCTATGGCGATGTTGTAACAAGTGGTGATGTAACCGCTAGTGCCTTTATTGGTGACGGTTCTCAAGTAACAGGTGTGGTCAGTTCATCATATGCTGTAACTGCATCCTATGTAGATGGCGCTTCTATCACAGGTGTGGTCAGTTCTGAAACTGCCTCATATGTCAATCCATTAACTCAATCTGTAAATATAGACGGTGACTTAACTGTAACTGGAATTCTAACCGCACAAGAATTTCATACTGAGTTCGTTTCTTCGTCTATTATCTACGAAAGTGGGTCAACCAAGTTTGGTGATACCCTTGACGATATACACGAATTCACAGGTTCATTGTATGTCAGTGGTGGTGTAGATATTCTTCAAACTTCAACTTATGGAATAGATTTATATAGACCCGATAATCGTTCAACTATAAGAATTGATACCGATGCTGGAAAATCAACAACAGTTAATTTCTCCCAAGGAGGAGTTGCACAATATTATGTTGGTATGCCTGTTCAAGATGTGTCGGGATTGGGTAATAGATTCGCTGTATCTTATAAAGGAACCCCATCATTTGTAATTGATAACAATTCTAGAGTTTCCTTGAATAATACCTCAATGACTTCACGTTTAGCTGTTTCTGGGTCAGACTCCGAACCATTATTACATACCTATTCAAATTTCGCTCCAAATGCATTTTTTGTCAGTGGTTCCGGCAACGTCGGTATCGGTACTATAACTCCCTCTGATAAACTTCACGTTCAAGGAAACATAACCGCATCTTCTGTAACCTCATCTAATGATTCCTTAATCAACTCCTTAACCGCGGGTAGGGGTGGTGGTAATATATCCACAAATACCACGGTCGGTTACCAATCATTACTAAATAATACAACTGGTGCTAATAACGTCTCTATTGGATACCAATCATTACAAAATAATACAGATGGATTTAACAATATTGCAATTGGTTCATCCGCACTTAGAAATGGGAATGGTAGTTATAATACTGCAATTGGTGTGGCGGCACTTCAAAATTGGGACTGTGAAAACAATATAAATGCATACAACACGGCAATCGGTTATGCCGCAATGCAAAACGCAAGTGGTTCATCTTCTGGAAATGTAGCACTTGGGGCAAATACGTTAAAAAGGATAACAGGAAGTTATGGAATTGCTATTGGTTATAATTCACAAGTAAGTAACACAACAGGTGTTAATATTTCTGTTGGTGCTTTTGCTCTGGATAGTAATACAACCGGAACAGCTAACACGGCGGTCGGTCTTAATTCGTTAACCGCAAATGTAATTGGTAATAATAATACCGCAATTGGTGATTTTACGTTGTATCGCAATGTTTCTGGTAGCAGAAATGTTGCAGTTTCATATACTGCTTTATTCAACAGTATGGGAAATAATAATACCGCAATTGGTTATCAAGCACTTTACGACCTTGCAGATTTAACCACCCACTCTAACAATACCGTACTTGGTTATAATTCTGGTAGAGGTATTGTAACAGGAAGTTATAATACAATCTTAGGTGCTAACGTAACTGGTCTTCCAAGTGAATTGAGTAACACAATCATTATTGCAGACGGTCAAGGTAATTATGGTCTATATGTTAGCTCTAGTAGAAATGCACAATTCTATGGTGATGTTGTAACGAGTGGAGATGTGACTGCATCTGGGTTCTATGGTGACGGTTCTCAAATAACAGGTGTGGTCAGTTCATCATACGCATTAAGTTCTTCATATTCTTCCACCGCTGGATTTGCTACAGATGTTATGGCAATATACACCGCTTCCATAACAGACGATACAATTGCTTTCTTAAAGGGTGGTGGTGGAACATTCCAATTAACAGTAGATAATGTTTCTTCATCTTCATATGCAGAAACATCATCATATAGCAACACAAGCGAGTGGTCAGGATTAAATAATATACCGTCTGGTTTAGTAAGTAGCTCTACTCAAATAACAATTACCGAAAGCCAAATCAGTGACCTTACACATTATACTGATACGGATACTTTAGATTATATCAATACGGTAGGCGTCTTTAGTTCAAGTGCTCAAGTAAATGCAGATACAGTCACCAACTTTGATTCAAATGTTCTAACTTATATTAACAGTTTAGGTGCTATCTCAAGTTCAACACAAGTAGATTATGACTCAATACAAAATGTCCCAAGTGGAATTGTAAGTGCATCTTCATTTACTTCACCATCACAAGGAACGGTCAGAGCTACAATCAATGGTGTCCAAACTGATGTAGACACTGGACTACAAACAGGTGATAGTCCTCAATTTACAAACCTTACATTGTCTGGAAATCTTACGGTCAACGGAACAACAACCTATATTTCTAGTTCTCAGGTAGATATTGGTGACCAAATCATCACACTAAATGCCAACAATGCATCTGGAGACGGAGGTATATACGTTAATGATACCAGCACTAATGAAACTGGCTCATTACTTTGGGATGTAAGTGAAAATTACTGGATTGCGGGATTACTTGGTTCTGAAAGTGAAGTAATAACTCTAAGTTCTTTAAACGCAAAGGGAGTATTCAGTTCAAGTGCTCAAGTAAACGCAGATTCAGTTACTAACTTTGACTCTAATGTTCTAACTTACATTAATAGTCTTGGTGCCATCTCCAGTTCTTCACAAATAACAATAACTGAAAGTCAAATCAGTGACCTTACACATTACACTGATACCGATACCTTGGACTATATTAATTCAGTTGGTGTATTCAGTTCAAGTGCACAGGTTGATTATGGAACTATCCAAAATGTTCCGTCTGGTATAGTATCCAGTTCAACACAATTTACAACTTTATCCGCTCCATTCACTGGTTCGTTTACTGGTTCATTTACAGGAGATGGTTCTCAAGTAACAGGTGTGGTTAGTGCATCATATGCTTCTACTGGTGGAAGTGGTTTGGTTACAAAAGCCGGTTCAATTGCAAATACTTCATTTACAGGAAATCCACGAACCGCCACTGTTACATTCTCAACTGCATTTGGTGATACAAATTATGCGGTTGTTGTAACTGGCGAAGATTCAAGAGCTTGGACAATTCAATCAAAAGGAACAAGTGGATTTACTGTAAATTCAAACGCAGCTCAGGCGTTATCGGGTAATACTTATTGGACCGCAACCGCATATGGGGAAACACAATAAAATGGTTATTTATATATACAACAATCTAATGTAGAAAGATTATGGCAATATTTTATACAGATTCCGGTAGTTTATCCCAAGCTACAATAACCAATATAAATGCCTCAGGCTCATTTACTGGGTCTAGTTTTGGTTCATTTAATGGTTCATTTGTGGGGGACGGGTCTGGCCTAACTGGTGTTACCGCAGAAGGTGATACTGGGGTTCAAATAAGAGATGATGGTACTCCTACCGGAACTGCTACAATACTTAATTTTGCTGATGGACTAGATGTATCAGGCACCACAACCGCCTCTATATCATTAGATAGAACTGGGTCGTTTGATGGAACATTCACAGGTGATGGTAGTGGATTGACGGGAGTAGTCAGTTCATCGTATGCGGCAACTGCATCTCTATTACTTGGTAGTATAGTATCATCATCGTATTCATTAACATCTTCTTATAGTAATACCAGTGAATGGGACGGTCTTAATAACATTCCTTCAGGACTTGTAAGTAGTTCAACCCAAATAACAATAACCGAATCTCAAATCAGTGACCTTACACATTATACCGACACAGACACTTTAGATTATATTAATACAGTTGGTGTTTTTAGTAGTTCTGCACAAGTAAATGCAGATTCCGTCACCAACTTTGATTCAAATGTTCTTACATACATTAATAGTTTGGGCACTGTATCAAGTTCTATTCAAATAGACCACGACCAAACAACCAATTATAGCGCAGACGAACATTTCACTCAAGCAAACATTACCGCGGTGGGAACTGTAACGTCTGGTAATATTAACGCTATCTTACCTAGTGGAACCGTTTCAAGTTCCGCTCAAATAGACCATGACCAAACAACCAATTATAGCGCAGACGAACATTTCACTCAAGCAAACATTACTACCGTTGGTACTGTAACGTCAGGTGATGTTAGTGCAATTCTTCCATCTGGCACCGTTTCAAGTTCCGCACAAATAACTATAACAGAAAGTCAAATCAGTGACCTTACGCACTATACCGATACTGATACCTTAGATTATATTAATACAGTAGGTGTATTCAGTTCAAGTGCTCAAGTAACTATAACAGAAAGTCAAATCAGTGACCTAACCCACTATACTGATACTGATACGTTGGACTATATTAACTCAGTCGGTGTGTTCAGTTCAAGTGCTCAAGTAAATGCCGATACAGTCACTAATTTTGACTCAAATGTTCTAACATATATCAACAGTCTTGGTGCTATCTCAAGCTCAACTCAGGTTGATTATGGGTCAATACAAAATGTTCCTTCTGGAATTGTAAGCGCATCTTCGTTTACTTCACCTTCACAGGGAACAGTTAGAGCCACAATCAATGGCGTTCAAACCGATGTAGATACAGGACTTCAAACTGGTGACAGTCCTCAGTTTACAAATCTTACTCTTTCAGGAAATTTGACTGTTAATGGAACTACAACTTATATTTCAAGTTCCCAAGTAGATATCGGTGACCAAATTATCACATTAAATGCCAATAATGCATCTGGTGATGGTGGTATTTATGTAAATGATACGAGTACCAACGAAACTGGTTCATTACTCTGGGATGTAAGTGAAAATTATTGGATTGGTGGGTTACTTGGTTCCGAAAGTGAAATAATAACCTTAACTTCGTTGAATGCAAAGGGAGTATTTAGTTCAAGTGCTCAAGTAAACGCAGATTCGGTCACCAATTTTGACTCTAATGTACTAACTTATATTAATAGTTTAGGAGCCGTGTCGAGTTCTAGTCAAATAGACCACGACCAAACAACCAATTATAGTGCAGACGAACATTTCACCCAAGCGAATATTACAACTCTTGGTACTGTAACGTCTGGTAATATAAACGCTATCTTACCAAGTGGAACTGTCTCAAGTTCGACACAAATTACAATAACAGAAAGTCAAATCAGTGACCTAACCCACTATACCGATACCGATACGTTAGATTATATCAATTCGGTGGGTGTCATAAGTAGTTCTGCACAAGTAAATGCAGATTCCGTCACCAACTTTGACTCTAATGTTCTGGCATATATTAATACTTTGGGGGCCATTTCTAGTTCCTCTCAAATAACAATAACCGAATCCCAAATTAGTGATTTAACCCATTACACAGATACTGATACTCTAGATTATATAAATACAGTTGGCGTGTTTAGTTCTAGTGCTCAAGTTGATTTTGATTCCGTTTCCAATGTTCCAAATGGGTTGGTGAGTAGTTCATCTCAAATAGACCACGACCAAACTACAAACTTTAGTGCTGATGAACATTTCACTCAAGCAAATATTACTACAGTAGGAACTGTAACCAGTGGTAATATAAACGCTATCTTACCAAGTGGAACTGTCTCAAGTTCCGCACAAATTACAATAACAGAAAGTCAAATCAGTGACCTTACACATTATACCGACACAGACACTTTAGATTATATTAATACAGTTGGTGTATTTAGTTCAAGTGCTCAAGTAAATGCCGATACAGTCACTAATTTTGACTCAAATGTTCTAACATATATCAACAGTCTTGGAACGGTGTCGGCTTCGTCTCAAATAGACCATGACCAAACTACAAACTTTAGTGCCGATGAACATTTCACTCAAGCAAATATTACCACCGTTGGCACTGTAACATCGGGTGATGTTAGTGCTATTTTACCCGCAGGAACATTATCAAGTTCGGCTCAGATAGACGGTTCTCAAGTAACAGGTGTAGTAAGTTCGTCATATAGTACAACTTCATCGTTTGCTATAAGTGCATCTTGGGCACCCGGTGGTAGTGGTGGTGCCGTCGCTACATATACTAATGGGACAGATAACTATATTATAACATCTACTGGTGCCGATAGTATTAATGGTGAATCCAATTTACAGTTTGATGGAACGGCCTTAACAATAACTGGTAATGTTACCGCATCTGGTGGATATACTGGTTCCTTTTATGGCGATGGTTCTGGACTGACCGGAGTTTCCGCCACCGCCGATACAGCTTCATATTTTGATGGATATGTGAATTTCCCAGAAGGATTAGTCGTAACGGGGTCTGTATATGTAGATGGGTCAGTAACTTCCAGTGGAACATATTCTGGTTCGTTTGTAGGAGATGGAAGTGGGTTGAGTGGAATAACTACTACAATAACATCATCACTTATTTATGTAATTGATGGTGGGGGTTCCGCCATAACAACAGGAATAAAGGGTGATTTACAAATACCATTCGGTTGTACTATCACAGAAGTTTCTATGTTAGCGGACCAAGCTGGAAGCATCGTGGTCGATATATGGAAAGATACTTATGCTAATTATCCACCAACCGATGTCGATAGTATAACCGCTTCAGCAACACCAACAATCAGTAGTGCAACAAAATCTACTGATTCAACATTAACGGGTTGGACAACATCAATAACCGCAGGGGATACCCTAAGATTCAATGTTGATAGTGTGAGTACAATTACAAGAGTAACGATTTCTTTGAAAGTAACTAGATAATTATAATAATAACCCAACAATATAAGGAATAGTTTTATGGCTACAATAGCACAAATCCTAAGTAAACAATGGCCCGGAACAGAATGGTCCATTCGTGGTGATGACTATAATACATTAAATTGGATGGAAACAAATACAACACCAAAACCAACTGAAGATGAAATTAGGTCATATAATGAACAAGTTTCTCTAGAATTACGTTGGGATGTTGCTAGAAAACAACGAGATAAATTATTATTGGAATGTGATTGGACACAATTAGCAGATTCTCCGTTGGATACGGCCAACATTGCGGCCTGGGCTACCTATAGACAACAACTTCGTGATATTCCACAACAAGTTGATGAAAACGGAGATGCTATTGACCCCGATGCCGTAGTTTGGCCCACCAAACCGTCTTGATAGTCGGTCAACCTTCTACGAGGTGAGTAAATGGCTAGAACCTATTATCATAAAAGTCGTGAAGGACAAGATTCTACATCAACGGGTACAACTTATTTTAATCACGTTACATTAACATTTACACCAACATCTGGTAGTAGTTATGCGATATTCGCGTCTGGGCTAGCTTCACTTGCTACAGTCAACACTTCTGCAGAAACCAATAATGAAATATCTTGGAGACTTCAAGATACCACCAATAACATTACATATCAAGAATTTCATGCCGAACCAGATGATGGAAATTATGCTACTACTGATTTATATTTTGCCGATGATTTTGATTTTAGCACTGTGGTCGCCTTCACAGCCGACAGTAATACCCCAATTACATTTGAGATACAATATAAAACCTCCACTAGTGGTGTGGGTGCGTTTATTAAAAATTCCAATTTAGTTATTCTTGAACTTGAACCGGATGAATTATATTCATACACCGCCGCTTCGACTACAGTAGGTTCATCATATTCTACACTAAATTCATTAGAATTGACCGCAGGAGATTGGATTCTTATTGGTTCTCTTGCGGCCTCACACGATGATGCCGGTGCCCCTACTTGGGATACAGACCACGTTAGATTATATGACGGTTCTACACCATATATGTTGGCAAGAGGTTGGTTTAATGATAATGATACTGGGGTAGCAGTAGTTCCATATTTAGCAACAGTTCCAGTTTCTCCAAGTAGCACCACAACATATTCTCTTCAAGCAAATCAAACATCGGCCGATACATTAACATTACAAAACAGATGTTTGGTTGCATTAAAAGTTTCTAATTTTACGGAAGTATTTTCTGGTACAAATGAAACCGAAGGTACTACTTCGGGAACTACTTTCTCTACTCATCTGACTCTAACAGAAACCCCGTCATATACAGGTGAATATTTGTTATTAATGGGTACGCGTGGTAGTAGTCTTAGTACTACTGTGGCATATCGTAGTAAATTGACTGAAAACGATGAGGCATTGAAAACAACCAATTTTAGATATTCATCATTTGGCGGTTCCGGTCAACCATTTTATTCGGACCACACTTACAGAGAAAACCAAACTACTGCCAACGAAATTAATTACAATTATCAAGGCGTAAGAAGTTTAGCATCTGGAAGTTCAACTTCGTGGGCAATACAATATCAAAACAATGGAGTGGAGTCTTACGCAAATAGTTCATATATTATTGCATTAAGTCTTGACGAAGGCACAAAACGTCAAAACAGAGTATATTCGTTCGGAGAATTTCAAGGAGCAACAAATGTAACAAGTACATCATATCAAACATTACTTGATAAAACCTTTACTCCCACCTCTGGAAAAACATATGCTTTATTTGGCAGAGCAATTATATCGCACGACAGTGCCGATACAACATTTAATTTTAGAATTAGAGATATAACTAATGGTGTGACTTATTCTGAGGTTAATACAGAACAAAATTCTAACTCGAGCGCAGACGCGGGAACCACGTATTCTCATATATGTATGGGAATTTTAACTGCCGCGAGTGGAACGCCAATTACTATAGAATTACAATATTCTGCCGCATCTGGTACTGTATATGTAGAAAATCCAAGTTTGGTAATTTTAGAACTTAAAGATGATGAATATTTTGATTATACCGCGGCCCCTTCTGCAACAACATCGGCTACATACGCCTCGGTTGCATCAATAACTGTTCCTGCCGGAGATTGGATTGTCGTTGGTAGTTTACAATTAAATGTAAATAGTACAAGTCCTACTCAAGATGCTATTGGAATAAGTATAACCGATGGAACCACTACATATTTAGAACAGGGGGAATGGTTTTCAAATAATACTTCTATATATTCACCTTATTTTGCTGCATTCACCTCATCGGTTGCTTCTAGCACAACATATGATTTACAAATACAAGAAAATGGTAGTAATACATTAACTACAAGACACGCTAGTATAATTGCATTGAATCAAGCTAATTTTGGCGAGGTATTTGCAGTAAAAGATGAAACAGAAACTATAATTGGAGATATAGGAAGTGGTGTATTAGAAGTATCATTAACTATGAATCCTAGATATCACGGAAATTATCTTATTTTAGAAACACACGAAACTGGAATAGGTAATGTTTTGGGGTCGGTTGCTTCCAACTTACAAATTAGTGATAATGGTGGTGGGGGTTCTACATTTTATGACAATTATGCGAGACGCGAGAACGCCGGGAGCTGGTCATTTGAATATGTGTGGCATAACCCAAATGATGTGAATGATGCATTTAAAGATGGGTATGTTGGCGTAAATACATTTGATTCTGGTAGTACAATTGCTTTGGGTCTATACTATGGAACTTGGGGTGGTGTTTCTTATAGTCCACGACTTAAAAATACAAGTATAGTTGTACTAAACTTAGACGAATCCCTTGGTGGTCCACCATCATATATAATCTCAGGTTCAGTTGAAACGATTCCTACTGGCCCAACCAGAATGATTATATTTGCAAATTCAAATTATCCAGCAGTACATATTAGACCGACATTCCCGGTGATTATTTAATATTTAAAAACTACTTATAGTAGTATAATTACATTTTGGTTTAAATGAGATAATAACATGACACTTAGTTTCCCTACTAGTCCCTCCAACGGAACTCAATACACCGATTTAAATGGAAAGGTGTGGGAATTTGACGGAACAAAATGGGAGAGAGCAGTCGCTTCTGCTAATAAAACTTTTGTTGGGGTAAAGGCAATAATCCAATCCGAAATAGCGTTAACTTCAACTTTGACCGCGATTGAATGGGAAGACGTTGAACACGATACATCCAATTTTTATAATGAAAATGACCAATCAGCACTTGTAATTCCTAGAACTGGATATTATCGTGTACATTTATCATTGTCAACTGGTCAAAATGGATGGGGTGCGTCTTATACAATAAATCTAAGAAGGTCTGGTGTCAACTTCTTTTCAGAAAATATGAGTGCATATCAATCTGGACAATACGATGACATATATTTATTGAATGTTGGTGATGTGATTAAATTATATGCTTCGGAGTATAGTGGAGTTGGAACAATTAGTTCCGACTTTGAAACATTTTTAGAAATACAATTGGTTGGTTATACATTTGGTGGTGCTATTACGCCAGGATTTGAGTTTAGTGGTGTTAAAGCAATATTACAAAATCCAATAAACACCACTGACACACCAACTGAAATAACTTGGACTACAAATGATATCCAATTTAATGTAAATGCTAATGCAGCTGGAAATGTATATTGGTCTAACGTAGACCCCACTAAATTTACTATATCAACCGCGGGGTATTATAGATTACGGTCATTTTTTCTAACAGGTTCTCCGGGCGGACAAGATTCGTATACAGTACTAATTAGAAAAAATGGAAGTGAATCCGTAGAACAAGTAAGTTTGGGGTCTTATTCCTCTGTTGAATTGGACGAAACTATTTATTTTGATGCCGATGATTATATTGAAATATTAGTTGATAATGTTGAATCTATTGGTGAAATACAAGAAACAGATACATTTTTTGAAATAACAAGACTTGGAGTATAAACATGGCGTTTATTAAATCTACAAATTTGATTACTGATGTAGCATTAACAGTAGATAATCTAACGGGAGGGACTAATGGAAAAATAGTCAGAATAACCGGAGATAATACAGTAACTAATACAACATATTCAGATACGGCAGCTCAACTTAATTCGGTATTATTTAAGATAGATGGAATATATTACTCCGCCGGAGTTGTTCCAAATGTTGGCGAGGTCGCGCAGATAGGTTCTTTAATTGCAGGGTCTTCTTACTTCTTAGGAGAACAAGGATATATAACTTCTGTTGCTCCAACTCCATCATCCACCGTAAGAGTTTTGTATATTGGATTTGCTCTAAATACATCTGATTTGTTATTCAGACCAGGCATACCAATCTCAGGATAATATATGGCTATAACTAATTTAACCAGAAGTGTAGATTTAAATAATAATCAATGGTATTTACCTAATCCGGCCGGACGAGCTATAGACGCTGGTTATTGGTTAATTTATTCTGCTAGTAGCGCTACAAATGAACTACCTAGTGGCGTTGGTTTGGTTAAATCATATAAATGGGACACACCATTAACGGGGTCTAGAGCCGACGGTTTTCACACAATTCAAGGAACGATTCAGATTGTATCTGAAAGTTTAAGTGGTTCAAATAATTGGGTTAAATACCACGGTTCAAATATTATTCACATTGGTTCTGGTGTTAATGACATTACAGAACAAACTGAAACCGATGCGTTGTTCTTTGCACATTTAGGAGAAAATGCAACAGTATCTCAAGATACAGATGATTTCTTCTATTGGGATAGATTGTATTTGGAACAAGGAACAACTGAGTGGGATTATTATAATTACCACGCCCACAACCCAACTTCTTATCTTCCATTTGATAACGGAAGACAAGCCTTTTCTGCTGAGGATAGAATAGGAGAGTCCGGCGTAGAACAGTACGCTCATATGATTAATATCAATGTTAAGTCTGGTGCTACCAATTATATATCAGTTTTAGGACGAGTTCACACACCGTCAATCGGTGGCGCTCACAATTCCCACAATGATTTGGAGTTGGGTTCCACAACAAATAGAAATTATATGATGGGAGGCATACTTACAGGTGCGTCTAATAGATTCCACTTTTTCTATATAGCTGCGAATGGAAGTGATTGGGATGTATATTCAAGAACTTACAACTATACAACAAAACAATATAATGCAGAAGTTCATCACGGAACATATGACCTCGCCGACCCACTTCTAGCAAGAACTCCCGGCTCGGCCAGTTTATATCCATTTAGAGCGAGTGCTGGTAAAACAGATGGGAGTAATCTCTACATCCCCGTAATTTATAACAGTGGGTCTGAATTTAATTTAAATATATGGAATTTTGTTTCGTCAACTAATTTGGCAGAAGAACCAATAGTAACAAGTTTATTAACGGGGTCTGTGGTCAGACCAGACTGTCATCTTGAAATTGCAAACAATGAGTTATATGCAATAGTATCCGATTCTATTAGAGGTGGAGTTAGTCTATATAAATTAGTTAGTGGTTCTTGGGAAGACCGAGGACAGGTTGTAACAAATGATGTGAATACACATTTGAGAGTTCATGGACTAGGATTTAACGCAGCTGAGGTCAAGATGTACACAATGATTTCAGGTGAACAGTCTGGTTCTGGAACGTCATATTCTGGGTCGGGTCTATATTCATTCTCGCCAGAAATTCCGTTTGATGGTTACAAACATTTAGACTATATAAGTGGAAGTAACTCATTTATATTAAGAGATGCACTTGAAAATGGATATGTGTCGTTTGATAAAAATTCAGGAACTTTTATACGTTCGAGCGACACCGAGCCCGCGGGAATTGATGTAAATACTCCGGTTCTTCAGTACCAACCAAATAGTGCTAAATTTTTTGATAATAAACAAATTTCATTTAATGGAAATGACCAATTTAATTCTGTAATAGAATTAAACGACGGAAGACAGTTATATGTAGGAACCACCGCCGCCGTCGACCTAGAATTAGATATATCATATACCAACGGAATAGTTTCAATAGTATACCCCGGAGAAACCTCTGAGAATGAATATTATGAAATTACTGGGAGATTTGATACCTATATCACGGGTGTTGTTGAAACAACTTTGAGTGGTTCAATTTATCTCACTGGTTTTGGAAAAGATATTTTAACACCAAATAAAAACTTGTTAATTCATGGTATTGGTCGTGGATTAGTAGAAACACTAGATACAACAAATAAAATTGAATTTGTAGATATGGTGACTGATGTTAGTGGCGCACAATATTATGTGGGAAATCATATAGAAAGTTCTAGTATAGTTGTGGCTAAATATGACGAAAATTTTGACTTACAGTGGCAAAGAAATATTAAAAATAATACAACAAGTTCTGCTTATGGAATATCAATTGATTCATCTGGATATCCGTATATAGTAGGACAAACTATTTCTGGTAATTCTTATAGTAACGCCGTTGTAATGAAATTAAATACCGATGGGTCGGTTAGATGGAGTAAGTTAGTAGGAAGTGTGGGATATTCTGTTACGGCCAGTGCTCTGTTATCTAATACAGTTCCACCGTCTGCTTCATTTGATAATGAATATGCTAGTAGTATTGCTATTGTTAAGAATAATGAAACCGATGTGGTGTTGGTTCCTGTAGTATATACTGGACCATTATCGGGAAGTCATACAACATTTGTGGTCATGGACACAGATGGTAACATATCAGAACAACATAAATATAATAATTTACGAGTCAGTCGTGTAAGAAAACAAGAAACTACAGATGATGGTAAATTTACATTTGCAGGAACTCAATACACAGACGATGTAACTTATACTATTACTAATAGTGGAACAAACAATTATGTATTTAATGGAGGTGGTTTCACAAATGAAACGGACCCAACATTAACATTATATAGAAATAATACCTATACATTTAATGTAAATACATCTAATCACCCATTTTATATTAAAACCTCACTAACTACAGGAACGGGTTCGCTTTATAGTGGAAGTCAAGAAGATTCATTACACAGAAGTGGAAGTTATGTGTTGAATCAAGGTGTAATACAATACACCACGACGGGTCCATTAAAATTCTTTGTTGGCGAGGACACGCCAGATACATTATATTATGCCTGCGCTCTTCATAGTGGAATGCAAGGAACAATTAATATTTTAGATAATAGCACTGCATCGTTCGGTGTTGGTGATGTATCTAGTTCGTTCTCATTAAATTGGATGGGGTCATACACAAGTGGTTCAAATTCAATTATAGCCAATGATATGAGAAATACAGGAACCACACCAGAATACATTGTAGTTGGTCAAGAGGGAAATGATGGATTTGTAACGAAAGTTATAAGTGGTAGTGGTGGAATATCAGATTTGTGGAAAACATCAATATCTGGGTCCTTACTAAAAGCCGTAACAGGAACCCCATATACATACGCTAGTGAATCCAGACACATAATCGCAGTTGGATATACACCAGATTCTGGAAATTCAAATCAAGGTGGTGGTGACGGTGTTATGGTTTCACTTGACCACACAGGAAATGTAGAATGGATAAACGCACTTGGTCATATGGGTGCCGAAAGTTTGGGTGCAGTAGAAATAGATGTAACTACTGATAATTATATTGCGGCCGGATGGTCAGAATCACATACATATGGTCGTAGAGCACTATTATTTAGATTCTGTAAGAATGGATTTGGAACAGGAAATCATCATTATCAAGGAAATGCCGGAATGGCAATGTGGTATTCTTCCGCTTCCGCACTAACATCAACGAATTCTAATGGTTTATTTACTGAATCAACAACCCCATCAGACACGGGAAATCATATTACTATATCGTCATCGGTGGTGTACACATATGCTAGTAGTAGTTTCCATAAAGAAGTATATCAGGGAAGTCAAACATTCCACGCGTTTATTGGAAAATTGGAATTGAATGATTTACAAACATATAAAAATTCTGGAAGTTATAAAATAGAAGAATTGAACCCAATCAATGATTTAGTTCAGTGGACTCAAGTGGGTGTTGCTGGTGATGGTATTGCCGACGATGGTAATATTTTTGGTTATGACATAATAGAACTTACCTCTGGCAGCAATTACGGAAAATTAATGATTGCCGCCCAGACATCCGGTGATGTTGTTAAACTTAATGAAGGAAACACGGGTGTATATGATTATATGTTAGGAATTTATGACCCATCCGCAACAAATATGACACCTTTAGATTCATTCACTATTTTACAAAGAGGTGGTGAATTTGATGAAGAAATTTATGCATTAACCGAAATATCAACTTCTGGTAGTTCACATTGGGGGGAGGTTGCGTTTGTTGGTAGAACTGCCGGTGATTTGGGTGGAACTCCCGTGGGTGGTTATGATTTGTTCTTGGGGATTATTAATCCAGAAACATTTGTAACAGAGTATTATACTACGGGGTCTGGGTTAGCAGATAGAGCATTAAATGTGCATGATATTCATAATACAATACCAAACACACTTGCTATAGTATTTGAAACTTCGGGTGACCTCGCCGGTTCAAATTTAGGAGCGGCAGATATTGGGATTGCATTATTTAATTATGACACAGATGTGTGGACATTTTATCAAATAGGAACTACACAAAACGAAAATCTAGATACAATTGGTAAACCATCTGTTTATATCCCAGATGGAAGAATTGCAATTGTGGGAACTACCACAGGTATTTTCGCCGATGATGGTAATTCATATGGAGGTAGTGATATATTTGTTGCTGTATTTGATTTGAATGACAAAACGTGGACTAAATATCAAATCGGAACTGGTGCTACTGATATAGGGAATGGAGTTATATTAGGCGCTAATACTGAACTAATTATAGCCGGGTCAACTGCGGCATCATTTACAACACCAAATGATGCTATTGCGGTAACATTTAATATTAGTAAGGGAATGAAAGGAAAAATTTCATAGTTATGGGGATGATTTATGGCTTCTAGAGTATATTATAGTAATAGTAGCACTACTACTGATACTAATGCTTCGTCTACATATACGGATAAAGTTACCATAACTTTTACACCAACTTCTGGAAAAAGATATGCAATTTTCTGGCAAGCTACAGTAAATAATAACAGTACAACCGTTGATGCCCGTGTAAGACTTCAAGATACAACAAATGCAACAACATATCAAGAATTTAATATTGAATCAAAAGATACAACTGATAATATAATGGTAAATGATGTTGCATTATTTGAAGCTCCAAATGCAAACAGTATTACTTTTGCCGTTCAATGGGCAAGTGAAACAACAACTACAGTTTCTATTTACGATTCTTATATGACCATTATTCAACTATTTGATGACGAACCATCATATACAAGTGGTGATGATTTATTTACAACAAGTAATACCGCATATACTGCGGCAACCAGTACCGCGGGTACAGATGAAGTAACTGTGACACAAGGCGATTGGTTTATTATTTCTAGTGCTGCAATGAATACACCAAATACAAGTACAGACCCAACTTCAATTGGCATAAGAATCTATAACACAGAAACCGAAAACTTTTTTATGGAACGGTTTGCCTTTTATAGTAAAGATACTACTAACTACACACCGTATTGGGCAGCCATTGATGTACCTTCAACAAACGGAACTACATATCAATTACAAATAAAAACCGTACAATCTGGAATGGCATCCAATTTTGGCGTAAATTACAGAACTATTATTGCATTAAAGAAAGGTAATTTCGCAGAAACATTTAGTGCCACTGATGAGTCTTCATCTACAACCACTTCCTCTACATATCAAACAAAATTAAATATATCTCCTACAATTAATTACAATACTGATTATTTGTTATTAGCAACTTGGGTTACAGACCACGGTAGCACATCCGTCTCAGTGAAATCTGAAATAAATGATGGGTCGCCCATTAATAGTGCAGATATATTCCGTGAACCGAGTGATGTAGACGATAGATTTCAACAGGGTTGGGCTATGACCATTGCGTTGACCAGTGGAAATTATAGTTATGACATAAATTATGGCACTGAGTCTAGCCCACAAGTAGCACAAATTATTAATGCTGGGTTTGTTATTTTAAATTTGGGTTCTGTGGTTCTAGAAACACAACAAGAAGCATTTCTATGGAGAGATGATGATGGTAGTGAATCCGCCGCGAGTTCTTTGGCATCGCAAGATGTTTCCATAACTAGACAAACTTCCACACCAACTAGAATAAGAATTCTAACTAATACTATAGATGTAGCTTCAAGCAAACAATTAACATTGCAATATAAGAGAACGGATGAACCAGATTCTCAGTGGAGGGATGTATAATGGCAGCACCTAGTGTTGTACAATTTTCAACATATACGTCCGCGGTTACAGTAACTACTATTACTATACCCGAACCAACTAGCAGCACAATAGTTGCTGGCAATTTACTTGTAGTTATCGTTGGAAACTCCGATAGTACTAGTACCGATACATTTCCAGCTATTACTGGATGGACGTTACATAGTCAAGGGGGAAATTCTACCAACGACTCAAAATTAGCAGTATATTATAGAGTTGCAACGGGTGGTGGAACGGACGGAGACTTTTCAGTACCAGTAAGTACAGCCTCAGACCATGCATTTGGATGGTATATAGAAGTACAAGATGTGGATGTTATTAACCCAATTAATGTGTTTGGTACATATGTTATTGGTTCTGGAACAACTACAACTGTCGGTGCGGTAACAACAACTAACGACCAAACGTTAGCATTTGCCGCATGGTCATTTGACGGTGCGGATTCTAGTTTTAGCGTTAATACTGCAAATGGATGGCCCTCATCAATTCCGACTAACCAAGATTTATATTCGGCCGGAGGAGCGGGGGGTGCTTCTGGTGGTTGGTTGACGAAAACTATTACTACCGCCGGAAGTACAAATAATTTAATAATTGGAAATAATGTCAATGATGGATGGGTTAGTGTTCAATTTGCACTAAATCCGGTGTCTACCAGAATAACATCTGTAGATTCTGATTATGGTCTAGCTTCTCGTAGATTTGATGTAAATGAAGACTCTCTTGATATCAATGGTTTGGTATTTGGAGCTACTCAAGGTTCTGGAACTGTATATTTAGCCGAAGCGTTTGATTTAAATACTTCTGTTGCAGAAGTTGATATTGGTGCCGCAATCCAAAGTTGGTCGAATACACAAATTAATTTGGATTTGACTACCTTAACAACCGAACTTACTAGTATAGAAAATCTAATTGTTAATTATGGTCATACATTATATGTTATAGTTACAACCAATACATCTGATGAAGCCTCTCGTTCCGTATCAGTTTCCAGAGAAAAAGTATTTTCCTTATATTCCAGTTCATTTATTGCATCAAGTGGGGAAAATACTACGGCGCAATTGTCTGCACCAAGTGGTAAAACTACAGGTGATTTCGGTGGTGGGCGTATTCAAGATGATGAAAATCCCGGTGACGCAGTATCTATATTAGTCGACGAATATCGTGAAGATGAATGGTCAATTATAGCTACTAGTAACGCCGTTTCAGGAAAAATATATCAGTTTCGTGTGGTTGCTGACTCTAAAACATTAAATACGTATACAGTAGACCCACGGTGGACAATAGGAACACCAGTAGCGGTTATTGGATATTCATTTGGGTTTATTTTAGATTAAACTATTGACATTTTAAAATTAACTACTTATATTAAACAGTTATTTATTCAAGAGAGGTTATATGCCTAAGAAAACAGACGAAGTACAAGAAGTACAAGAAACTCAACTACCACAACAACAAATTCAAATTGTTGACCAAAGACCATTGCCAAAAGCATTGGTCACCCTTATCCAAAACAGCAACCGTGAGTTGCAACTAACACAACAAAGATTAATGAACGAGATTACAGATTCATCACAAGAACTTATGGATATGTTATCACTTAAAAAAGAAGAGGGTTGGCTACTAGACATTGAAGGGTTACGTTTTGTAAGAATAAGTCAACCAACCGAATAACGTGCCCCACGATTCGGCAGAATCCGTGGTATTTCCTTTTGGTAAATTTAAAGGATATAGTCTTGCACACATCATAAGAGAAAGCCCAGATTACGCATATTGGATTAAAGATAAAGCCGACTTCTCACCGTTATGGAGAGAAGCGGTTTCTTTAGCACTCCAAAATCAAGACATAAGTCATCTCAATTTACCACGGGTCAAGACCAACGAAAACAAATATCTGGAACATAAAACAGTAATTGAAATAAGTGAGATTGGAGATGACATGGCAAAAATCAATATGCCATATGACAAGTCTCTTATTGCTAGATTCAAGGCTACGATTGATGGTCGTAAATGGAATGACAAAGAAAAACAGTGGGAGTTTCCA